GCGGCTTTATTGCTTTTCTACCGTGTCGCCGAAATTTACCGTATGCAGATCGACACCGATTTCCTCACGCCGATCTATGAAAACTGGCTCTCCGAAGAAATCGCTGCCGGTTCTATAAAATGCCACGGATGGCAGAACGCAAAACTTCGCGCTGCATGGATGGCTCATACGTTAATCTCAGCACCAGTTCCAAACATCGACCCGAAAAAGACAATAGATGCTACCCGTGAAGAGGTTGCTCTGTCTGTGACAACACTCGATCAAGCGGCGCAAAAGATCAACGGTGGAAACGGAAAAGCAAACCGAGCCGCCAATCGTCGCCAATTTGCCGAACTCCCCCGCGCTCCGTGGGAACAGCAGATACTCGAATCGATCCCGAACGACAAAGAAGATGACGATGACGACAATTGACCCGTAGGGGCAAATAACATTTGCCCGTTTTTGAAATTGATTTGTACGGTCGTTCTTCGAACGCCATATACGTAACCAGTCTCCCCGTGGTTACGAACTCTCGCGAGGCTCTGCCTCAATTGATTTGATTTTTAATTGCGGTTAATCGTTTTGTCGCTTAATCGCTTAATTATAAAGGAACAAAAATGAAATACTACATAAAAGATGGAACTCTCTACATGATCATGGATGATGACATCACACCTATTTGGTGGGGTGGTATCTCCTATACAGCAGTGAAAAATGCCCTCGTGGAACACGAAGGGAAATTCACTACCGCAGAAATATCGATCAATTCAAATGGTGGTTCTGTCACCGAAGGAATGGCGATTCGCTCCGCTCTTCTTGACATAAAATCTAAAGGTATCCCAGTAAATATTAAAATTGCCGGAGTTGCTGCCTCAATCGCTTCTGTAATTGCTCTTTCAGGAACAACTATTGAAATGGCTGTCGGATCGTACATAATGATTCACAGACCCTACACTATGACAATGGGCGATTACGAGGAACATGAAAACACTGCCAAAACTCTGAAAACGATGTATTCAGATTTGGTAACGATCTACCAAGAAAAATCAAACGCCACCGAAGAGAACATCAAAATGATGGTCGATTCGGAAACGTGGATTCCAGCTGCCGATGCCTTGGCTATGGGATTCGCTACTTCCATTCTCACCGGTGAAGCTCAGAACTCTATTCGTGGTCTCAAAGATACCTTCATGGCTCGAACATTCAAAAATATCCCTGAAAATCTCACCTCAAAAATTATAGAAATCCCCAATGAACCGGTTCCGGCGGAACCACAATCGAAAGGAAACGCAATGGACGAACTTACCCAGTTCCTTGCATCGAACCACGTGGCGAAAGCTGCACATGAAAAGGCAATCGCCGACGCGAAAGCCGCCGTAACTGTTGCACCCGTTGCCACTGTTGCACAACCAACCGCAGACCTCACCGCTAAAGCCATGGCAGTAGCGACAGGAAACGACTACCCTAACCACATCCGAGCACTCGCCGGAAAAGCGTTAGTTGCGGGTTCGTCCGAAGTAGACAAAGCTGTGTTCAACGCCATGGTTGCAGACTTTGATGCACGAACAGAACAAGCACGATCAGTTCAGGCTCAGGCCGTAACAGCAGAGACAACCGAAACACCAGCAGTTGTTCAAGATGCTCCAACTACAGAAACAGAAACCGCGACAAAAGCGTCCATCTCTTCTGTGGCAGACATCAAAGCGCGTCACAAAATCGCGTAGATTCGATTCTCGTAACCAGTCTCAGGCTGGTTACGCATTCCCGCGAGTCTCAGGCTCGCATTCTAGCCCCAAGGCTCCAGTCTTGGAATGTGGCCCGCGAGGCTCTGCCTCAATTGATTTGATTTTACTTTTCGTTGAATCTTTGTATCGTCTTAAAAAGGAAATTTCATGGAAATTCGTGAAACGCTTACCCGCAAAAGTCTTGAACTCGGTGGTACACCGCTTACCAGTGATGGGCAGACGCTCCTCATCGATGCGGGAAGAACCACTGTCTTAAAACACGGAACCGTTCTCGGGCAGATTATCGCCTCCGGGAAATGGAAACCGTTCAACCCCGTTGCCACAGATGGAGCCGCGACAAATGTCGGCATCTACTATGGCGAAGACCTGCCTGTTGCCAAAATCACCGCCGGAGACGTAACAAATCTTCCAATCATTGTTGGTGGCGAACTCCTGATTCTCAACGAATCAAGCATTACCGTTGAAAACAGTGCAACGCTTGACACTGCAATCGGAACCGGTGTAACAATTACCTCTCTCCGCAACGTCCTATACTCAAAAGGAATCTTCCCCGCAACCGTACAGAACGTATATGAAGGAGCGTACTAATGTTTAGACCCACTTCTGGGGCAACGTCCCTAATCAATATCAATTTTGTTGAATCATTCCGTCAGCGGTCTAACCTCGAAGGCAACGTGCCGTTTATGTCTCTTTTCGGAAACGAAACGAACGGATCTGGTTCGCAGACTCTTTTCACCGATGATGCCACTGATGTAAACATCAAACTGGTGAACAACGTGGAACGTATCGCAAACTGGGGAACTCGTGGAGTTTCAAGCCCTATCGGTCTCGGTTCGCGAATTATGAACGGTGAAACGGCAACGAGCACAACCCGTGCGTTCCCGATCATCAAGGATTTTCAGAAAATCACTTCCGAAGATACCTCGTTTAAAACGCCTATCGGTTCTGGTCTCCCTATCCAGACAAAAAAACAGGTTCTTCTCGAACTTGCCGAAACAGGAGCGTACAACTCTACTATCGGTCACGTATGGAGACATGAATACATGGCTTCCGAAGCGATCCTTACCGGTAAAGCAACCGTTGATACAATGGGTAATCAGCTTGATTTTAAACGTCACGTTGATAACACGATCACTCTTGCCTACGCATGGTCTGATAAAACAAACTCAAAACCGCTTTTGAACATGGACACCGCTGCGGTTCGCGTTCACAAAAACGGTAAAGCTCGCCCCGACTTCTGCGGCATGTCAGTTGACATGTACGATGACATGATCAATCACCCCGACATCCAAAAGATTGCCGACATTCGCGGTTTTGACATTGCGTTCTTCGGTGACAATCTCAACTCGCTTCCGTTTGACGGTAAATACGCTCGTGCTATCAAAGGTGGATGGATGCCACGCGCAATCCTTACGACGGCTTCCGGCTATCGTATCACCATCTTTACCACTATCGGATCGTATACCGATACAAACGGTGTGATGCAGAACTATATGCCTGCTTCTACATTCTTCGTTTCGTCTATGGGTGCTCGTTTTGACCGCTACTTTGGACCAGATGACAAGATGGATGATGAAGCTATGCTCAACACTATGCGGTACGCTGCCGAAGTGTACGGCGTTGAAAATCGTGTGGTTGACATTGTTTCCCGCGAATCTGGTGAAATCTTCGATGCTCGTATGCTGAAATTCTTCATTTTCAAAGACCCTCGTGGAAACTTCTTGGAAATTGAATCACAGTCTGCCCCGATCTACGCCCCCGTTCAGGCCAACGCCGTCTGTGTGTGCAAAGAACCATAATCAAAACCGTAGGGATGCCCCTTGTGGGTATCCTTGCCGTCGTACCAAGGCATGAGCCTGATACACCTCGTTCCAAGGCTCATGCCTTGGAATGCGCGCCGCGAGGCTCCGCCTCAATTGATTTAATATTGCGTTTAATCGTTTTGTCGCTTAATCGCTTAATCGAAAGGATTAGTTTTGAAAAAATATACATGGAATGACGCTTCCTCTTCCCTCGGTGGTAAATTCTCTCGCGGAGACATCTTCACCGACAAAGACGCTTCCACAGAATCGATCAAGAAATTTCTTGCCGATGGTCGAGCGATCGAAGGTGAACACAAGGTCGAAGTTACGGTAAAAGTATCGTCTGCTGATTCAGAACTTCAGATCAACGCCCTTCTCGAGGAAAACGATCTTCTCAAGGCGCAGATCGCTCAACTCGAATCATCGGATCGTAACGATGGCGACAAAGCTATTCTTGAACAGCTTGCCACCGAAAACGAAGAACTCAAGGCACAGGTAGAACTATTGACAAGCGAACTTGCAATTCTCAAGTCTGATGATTCTGATGATCTCGATCCTCTTGCTGACAAAAAGAGCAAAAAATGAGACTCGATCGCGTCCAACCGGGCGTACTCGTAACTCGTACCTTTGTCGGTCAAACGGTAATCGAAAAACCGATTGAAAAGCCTGTTGAAAAACCGGAACCAATCGAACCAGACCCAAAACAGAAAAAATAACCGTAGGGGTAGCCCCCGTGGCTACCCGTATTTGTATTTCGTTGAATCGTCTAATCCCTTAATCGTTTGGTCGAAAAAATGAACCTAAACAACCTAATCCGCGAAAAAACAAGAACGATCAACACCCGCAATTGGGGATGTGAAATTATTCTTGAAGCTCCCGACGGCTCGGCACTCTCTACCGATGCAATCACCGGCTTACAACTTCGCGCGATTCAGATCATGTTTAATTCTACAAAACTCGATCCCGATTCTGGCGAAGACATCATAGTTCCGAACCCGCAAATCTCTCTCTCGATAGATTCGCTTTCCGTTGTTCCTCTTCCCGGAGAAAACTGGTTCTGTGTCGTTCTCGGAACAGATATCGGCATTCCTCGCAAGAGATACAAATTTTCCAGTGACATATTCTACCGTGAAGACACTATCGGTGTAATCATCGTATCTCTGCAGGAAGTCGTAAAAAAGGCCCCGTAGGGGCAAACAGCATTTGCCCGTGTTTGAAATTGGTTTGATTGATTTTGTATTTCGTTTTGTCTTTTAACCGTATTACCGTTTGGGCGTGAAAAATGAATGTCACCGAAGCCTGTTCTGCTCTCCGTAAATTCCTCACTGACAATAGTGATGGTTCTTACTACGTAGTTGGCTACGCGAAACAAGCAAAGAATGCCGAATCTCAATTCGGGAAAAAGATGATTCAAGTGTTTCACGCGGGCGGTTCGTTCAACAAAGGAAGATCGGCGATCAATGGAAACCAATTCTACAACGCTACAATCATGGTACGGTTCACCGTATCAGAACCGGCGGCTGTAGATACGGATATTCTCGATGATCCAGGCTCTACCAACGAAGAAAGACGAATCGCTATCGGGCAAACTGCCGATGCGGAACAACGGGCCGATGAATCTATGGATGAACTATTTTCAACTGTGTTCAGATTAGTAATGGGTGGTGAAGGTCTCGACTTTGGAACGGGTAACGATCTAAATCCTATCCAGATTCAAGATCGATTCGGTGAAGATTTCCGCAAGGAACTCCCGCAGAAAAAAGGCTCGTTAGTGGTGATGAACGCCCACTACGCAATCACCTGCACCACTAACGAAAACCCGAACACAGAAACCCCAATCGGTGGCACGATCTCAACCCATGCCACCGATTTTCAAAATGGAATTGATACTATTATAACCCAAACAGGAGCGTAAGTATGCCTATTGGTTCAACCTCTCTGGCAGCCGGAACAGGCCACAGCGTAAAAAACGTGGCGATTACTCCAGCACCAACAATCAAATCGCGAAAGATCGCAATTCTTGGAGCGGCTTTAGCGGCAAAAATCACCGCCGGACTTGCGGTAAAAGTCCCTGTTCGTGTGTACTCTTCTGAACAGGTTGCTACACTGGTAGGTTCAGGAACACAACTGCACCGTTTGGCTCTGAATGCGTTCAGCACATCAAACGGAGTTGAAACCTATATCGTCCCCCTTGCCGAAGGTGGTTCCGATGTTGTGGCAACGGGTACTATTACCTATGTGGCGACAACCGTAAAAGCAGGAACGCTTTCACTCTATATCAACAATGATCTGGTTCAAGTTTCCGTTGCAACTGGTGCAGTAGTTGCAACTATCGCCAGTGCCACGGCTTCCGCGATCAATGCCAACGCGAAACTCCCCGTGACGGCTGTGGCTGCTCTCGGAG